TTTGTGTGCCGTCATCCATGCCAGTTGGCAGATACGAACTAGGTATACGCAAACCACGGAACAGTTTGTTAGTAAAGAAACGTAAATCTGTGATCTCGCCTAAGTTACTACCTCCCGGTAGTGTTTCTACGCTAGACCCTCTGCCATCGGCAGTTTGTGGGAAGAAATAGTCTTCGTTTGTGCTGAGTGGGTTATATGTTGCATCCATCATGTTTATGCCGCCGCCACTTTGTGTTGGAATGCGACGTTGATGCACTTCGTTTTTGACACGGTCAACAAATGCCATAGCCATATGACTGGGCATGTTACCTACGTCAATCTTAAAGATTCTACGTTCTGGCGCACGTTGTACACGATAGATAATAATAGCATCTTCTAGTAGTTCTTTTTGTTTGAAGACTTTAAACACGTTTTCTAATACCGAGTTACCAAATGGCCAGAACATGTCCAAGCCTTCTGTTAAACTTAGATGTACTACGTGTTCTGCATCTAGTACTGCTTCGCTTTGTGCTGTATTAAAACGTGACCCGCTACTATACGGTGAGTTGGGTTGAATATATCCGTTGCCTGAGTTATTAGCACCTGCATTAGGTGTACTAACATACGAATCACTCGAACTAACTGCTGTGGTTGTTAGATTCTCAAAATTTGGATTAAGATCTCTGACAACATACTGCTCTGGCTCTTTGCCTTCTGCTTCGTTTACAATAACTTTAACAACTTTGTTCATCTCAGTCCAATATAACTTGAATGTTTCTGGATCACGCAAGAACACTTGATCGCCATACTTAATAGTATTACGTAGGATCTTAAAGATACGCTGATTGAACTTGTTTAGATTCACCCAATGAATAAGTTGTTCGTTGATAATTTTTACTTCGTTGTCTGTAGGACTATCGTTAAAATGTAGATCAAATGGTGTATTGTTTGATTCGTTCTTTTGTGTACTAAATTCTGCAATAATATCCAAGGCAGCGTTGATTTCACTGTCCATATCCATTTGCTCGTATTGATTATAACGTTCGACTCGATTTGGATGACCAATATAGACCTCAGGCAAATGACTTTGATAGTTTCTAAATGCAGGATCTTGAGGTGAACCGCTGCCACTACCAACAGGACTTAGTAAACCTGCCGTGCTAGTATTTGCGGTTTTAAAATATTTTTTCCAACTCATCGGGTACTTCTTCCAGTTATATTATGTGTATTTATTTTAAACTACAAGCTATTGCGAGCTAAAGTTCTTTGGCTACCAGCAGAATCATCTAATAGAGTAACAACTCGTGTTAACAATTCATTTGTACGTTCCTGCGGGTTCATTCCTGCTAAACGTTCTTGTTCTTTTTTCTTAGCTTCTTCGTTTTTCGCCGCAAGTTCCATATCAGCTTTTTTCTTAGCTTCTTCTTGTTGCTTTGTCATTTCAGCTTGTTTTGCATCTTCGAGAGGTTTGCCTGTTTGTGTAGAAACTGTTTTGGATACAGGTACGCCGCTAGTAGTAGATGTAGGCTGAAGTTGTTTTAATTGATTTTCGTAAAATGCTAAGTCTCTCTTATTCTTCCTGGCTCGCATAGTACGCTGAGGTCCTGATGCAACTTGTTCTTTGAGACTTTCAATTCTACTTTTTAGTTGCTCAATTTTAGCTTGTTTAGGATCAGTTTTAGCTTCCGACGGACTATCTTGCTTTTTAGCTTCTTTTTCAGAACCACCAAACAATCCACCGAAGAAATTACCTACTGCACCGGTTACACTCTTGGCGATCCCGCTTACTTTGTTTTTAATGGCACTTATATCAACTTTTTCTTTAAGTGCTTTAAAGCTATTACTGGCGAAGTCGCCGATAGTATCAAAACCTTCACTAATAGTTTTTTGATCAACAAGTCCAAATGTTAGTCCACTAAGAGCTCCTGCAAATCCTTCTTTAACTGCTGAACCAATCTTACCAGACTTTTTGTATTCTTCAATACCAGCAGTCATACCATCAAAGATACCCATAGCGGCTGTAACCGCAAGTCCGACACCAGGTATAAACTTAGCCGCGCCGGCTGCGGCTTTCAATCCGCCTTTAAGCAATGCACCACTTGCAGGTCCTGCGGCTTTAGCCGCACCACCTATCATTTTGCTTGCTCCTCCAGCACCTTTAGATAACATTCCACCTAGTTTACCAATTAGCCCACCTTTACCACCACCAAGTAATTTACCAAACGTATTAATTGCTCCTTTGAAACTACCAGGCATCAATGTCATTACACCAATTAAAGTAGTCATAGTAGCTACTACAGTCATCATAGTTTTATTCAACTCTATAGAACTTTTTACATCTTCAGGAGTCATTGTTTGAAATTTTTTAATTTTGTCTTGTAGACCTTTAAGATCATCTATTAGTGCATTTGTAACATTACCAAAACTCTTAGCAAGAGGAGCCATTATTTCTTGTTGTTTGACCAGTGCTTCATTGTACTTGATCATGTTGCTTATTTGTACGTTTGTTTCACTTGTTGGATCTTTGGCTTCGTCTTTTTGCCCTTCTATATTTTTACGGGCATTGTCTAATGCACTTTTTGTTTGCTTGTAAGTGTCATCTAAGATACCAACCATTGCACCAGCAACATCTTTTGTTAGCCCGCTTGCGCCTGCCATAGCTGCCGCACCAATATCAGGACCGCGAGCAATAATTTCTTTGCGTATCTGATCTGCTGTTTGTGCTTGAATATCAGCAACTTTTTCTACGTTTAATGTTCCTTGATTGAAAGAAGTAGCAAAATTATTAATTCTTTCAGTAAATCCTTTACTTGTCGATGCAAATACTGCCGCATCTTTACTAATGATTTGACCGTATACTACTTTCTCTCTGAATGCTTTAGCTTCGATAGCACTCATTTTAGCAGTTGCTTGCTCAATCATAGTAGCTTGTTCTGGGCCTAACTGAGCTAGTTTTGCACGGAATGCTAGTTCGTTGTTTGCTTCCTTAGCCGCTGCCATGCGTTTACGTGCATCGTCACCTGTTAAAGCACTAATTAACTTTAAGTTACCTGCATAGTCTGACGTAGCTTGTGCAATGGCGGCTTCATCGCCTGGACCTATTTCGCCACCTCGACGCATATTGGCCATGGTTTCTGCCATGAGTTCGCCTTGTTCTTCAAAGCTATAACCTAGTGCTAGCATGTCACGCTTCATATCGGTGCCGCCAGCCTTCATAGCACCACCCATAAGTTTAACAGCTTCTGTAACACCTAAGCCAGAATCGGCAAAGTCTTTACTACTCTTTTGAACAATACGGCTGTATTGTTCCATGGTTAAACCAGACCCCAAGGCAGCGTTTCTCATTGCTTCAACACCACCAGCAAACATAGCACCTGATTGAGTTAGATTATTAAACATGTCAACTTGTCGCTTGTATGCAACTTTAGACATATCAATCATTTCTCTTGCTAGTGCGGCAGTGCCTCCAACAAGCATTTCAATTATTGGTGCTAGCAATGTCATTGCAACGCCAACTTTACCAGCTTTACCTCCGAGGTTTGACATTGCTTGACCAGCTTCTGCCATTCCTTTAGTAACAACCTTCATGCTCTTTTCAAAGGTGTCTACATAGAGATTCATCATATTCGCGCCGGCATCGGCAGCGTCTGATCCGTCTGTTAGACCTTTTGCAACATTAAACAGTCCAGGAACAACAGTTCCAGAAATAACTTTACTAAAGCCAATCATCGCATTACCAGTTAATGCAATGTTAGTTCTGTATATCGCTTGGGCTCTAACATTCTGTTTGCCAGCTTCGAGCTCTGCTAAATTTTGAATAGTTCCTTCTTCAGCTGACTTTGCCATGCCTTCCATAGCATCATCTAAATCTTTGAAACCTTCTGAGATAATTTGTGTGTTTAACCCTTGACCTTCAGTAATACGCCTATACGCATCTAAACCTTTGTTAGCTTTAGACAGGTTAGCTGACATACTATTCAAGGCAGAAGATGCAGATTTAAAATTCTCTAGGTCTTTTTCACCAAAACTAGTAGTTCGTGCACCACTACCGCCTGCGCCGACACTTGGCCCAACGCCAGACGCTGAAAGACGAGATCCTTCAAGGATAGCGTCTGTTAACGCACGTTTAAATTCTTCTACGCTTAGATTATCCAAACCAGCCATTTAGTCTTTTTTCCTTAAACGGTCATATTTCGGGCTATAAATACAAGTATAGTGCCAATTATCTAATTGTATTTATAGGATCTAAAAACCATGGAAAATTCAAACGAAAATAACCAGATGCCGCCGGGAATGCCACAAATCGATGGCCCTATGCCTGGAGCACCACAACCAATGCAACCTGGACAGAATCCACTTATGGGGCATTTTCGCATGCCCAAGATTCATTTGTCCTTACCTAGCCAAGGTCGTTGGTGGAAATCTGGTGCATTAGAGTTACCAGTAACTGGTGAAATTCCAATTTTTGCAATGAGTGCAAAGGATGAGATTTTATTGAGAACTCCAGACGGATTAATGAACGGCGAAGCTGTAAGATCAGTAATAGAGCATTGTTGCCCAAGTATTAAAGATGGATGGGCAGTTCCTAGTGTTGACACCGATGCACTACTAATTGCTATTCGTATAGCTACATTTGGTGAACAGATGGATGTCACAACTAACTGTCCTAGTTGTGAGGAAGAAAATTCATTTGGAATTGATCTAGGCAATGCACTAACGCAAATACAAGTACCTGACTATGATACTGCTGTAGTGATTGACAATCTAGAGTTTTATTTTGAGCCTCAACCATACAAATCAGTATCTAAACTTCAACAACTTAGATTTACACAAGATAGAATTTCACAACTTCTAAGTGATAGTGCAATGCCAGAAGAAGAAAAAGCTCAAGGATTAACAGAAAACTTTGGTAAGTTAGTTGATATTGGTATTGATAACCTAGTAGCAAGTTGTAAAGCTATTAAACTACCTGATGAAGCTATTGTTACACATAAGCCACACATCAACGAGTTTTTTAGAAACTGTGAAGCTGGATTAATTCGTAAGCTACAAGAGAAACTAGCTGATTTTGGCGAAAAGTCAGGAATTAAACCAATGCGTTTACAGTGTCAACATTGTGAACATCAATTTGAAAATGCTATCGAATTCGATTACGCAAATTTTTTCGCAGAAGCCTCCTCCAGTTAAAGTCAGAGCAAGAAATCGTAGAATTAATTAAACGCTACGAAAAAGAGGTGGAGGCTATAAGAGAAAATTGCTTGCGATTGTGTTGGTGGATGCGTGGAGGTATATCGTATTCTGAAGTTTTTGAACTTGACATCAAAGAACGTGATATTATTAACAAGATCATCGATGGCAATTTAGAAACTACAAAGAAAAGCTCATTGCCGTTCTTTTAGGATCTCTACGAGATCCGTTGTTTCGCTTACGCTCACAACTTTTTTTTACTTGAGACTTATTATATATTGAACTTTCACGTAGATTGTTTCAGTCAGACGGAACCTCTTTTTGGGTTCCGTCTATCTTGATTTCACGTGAGTTCGTCACAGCCAAGACCGGGAAGTAGGTGTTTTCCGCTACACAATGGGCTCTGACCTTTCCCAACCTACGTCGACATATGTAACATACAGAATACATTAACCTAGGTTAATGCTATCTATAGAATACATTACCCGTTGCTTCGTTCCGTTGCATACGGTTTTTTTGTGTAATGTGCGGTGTTTCGATAGCCAACAGTCTATCTACGTCAACCAGTAGCCCGATTTTATTGGTGGCTCACTCTCTGGAGTGTCGATCAACGTGTTACGTGTGCTCCTATACGGTAGCTTTTTTCACAGCGGTATTATAAACTGGCCCGCTAACCTTATGTGTTGGACTGATGTGCCTGTTCTAGTAGTCTTTGTCGAAGAATCTTTGAGCCGCCTACTCTTACATTAATGATTCCATTATAATATTCGTCTGTTTCTAACACACGGCGGTCAAATTGTTCTTTTGCCTCTAAGTATGACATTTCACCTTTGGTTTTACAAAAGAATAGTATTTCTCTAGTAAACTGATCTGTGCCAAGTTGCTCTACATCTGCTTGTAAATGCTCGGACGATCCCCAGTAGTCACGCCAATCGCTCTCCACTGTTGTACGTCTTTTGCGTTTTTTGCCTTTGAGGGGTGGTCTAGTTTTTTTGAATTGAGCCAGTTTTTTGCCAATATATTTTTGATTTGTTTGTAAGTTTGTGATCAAATACACAAACCCAAGAATGCCTTCGGGGATTTCTTCAACTAGTGTGCCTTTATATTGCCATGACATTGTTTTTATATAGTGTCTCCGTAGATCCAACCTAAATTTTCAAGTTTATGGATCCATGTAAACACTGGAAGTTCTATCGGTAATTCCCATCTGACATTGTTCCAGCAAATGTAGTTACCTTGTTTTGTCTCACCGTTATGTTTATATCTAATTTGGTGTTGAAAACTATCAAAGCTGAAGTTTTCAATAGTAATGTTTTCAACTATAACAGCTTTGTCTGCGATAATTTTTTCATTTTCCATAACAGTATCATTAGGTTGTTTGTTTATTAGTTTAAAGCCTAAACTATTAACACCTTCTCTTCCTCTAAAATCGTATTCAAACGTACGATCCCATTCAACAGGACCTGCCCATACTACATTTTCATTCCAATCAATCGATATTTCTGGTAACGTGTGCATGTATTTTTTATATATGGGCTTTAGTGTGAATTTAATTACTGTATCCATGCTCTCTCAACCAACCATTATGTTCTGGAATATAGTCTAATATACTGATCCCGTGATATCTATCCTGCATTGTAACACGACTTGCGGCTTCTGCTCGGCGCCTAAATGCTTCGTCTTCATCACCAACGGGACGTTGTAAATGCTTTATCAGTGCTTCAGCTTCGTGCTTTAGTGCAAGTTCAATATTGTTTTTGTTTTTTGTATTGTTAAATTTCTTACCTGTAAGTTTAATATTGTCTGCAAAATCCTGTAATTTCTGCACTACACGGCTTTTGTGTGCATCTGGAAGTAGTTCACTCAGCATCCAACTTGGGCGATGTGGATAACTTGCATCAACAGGAATACGTCGTTCCAGAGCCTCTTTTAATAGAGTAGTATAGCGTCCAACACTAAGCCATGTTGGTACAGTTCTAAAAGTTAAATCAACATATTTCATCTTCTTTTGCATGTTTGTAACGTTGGTAAGTATCTCTTCAATATCGCTTCCTTGACGGATATAGTTGTTGCTAGCGTCTGCTGTTTCTATACTGATTCCGATCTCTACACGTTTAAATTCTTTAAACTGTTTCTTAAACTCTGTGTAATCGTGTGTGCCATTGGTCGTGAAACTTAGATTGAGCCACGTCATCTTGTGTTCGCTAAACAAATCAATAAGGTCTGCGAACTCATCAATCAAATGAGGTTCACCACCGATAATATGTACTACTCTGATGTGCTTATAGTTTTCGTCAAACCAGTCTCTAAAGTTTTGATATCCAATAGGATCTTTAAGCCAGTTTTCTAGTTTCCAATCTTTGTCAATCCATCCAACATGCTTCTGGAAACTAGCAATACGTGAACTAGCTTCTGGAGCACAAAATCTACACGCTAGATTGCAGGTGTTGCCAATATTTAGATGTAGACTGTGTATTTTGCTTTCTGTAACTTCTGTAAATAAATGCTTGTGTGGACTTTGATCAAAACTACGCTCAAAGTTGTCTTGAAAGATCACACTCTTTAGATTCTCTTTTTGCCTTGCACTGGTATAGCCTGCGGCATCTTTCATTTGACACATCTTACACATAGGATCAACAGTGTCGCCTAGTTTGATGCGACGCTTTTCTTGCATACGAGTACTGTTCCAATACTCGTCGATACCCATGTTTTTGATATTCCATTCCTTGCCTAGATCGGTATTGATAATTTTGTTATTTTGACAACCGCACAAATCGAAGCTACCATCTGAATTGATGTTCAGCTCGAACCAAGGAATATTACAAAATATATTTTTATTTGGCATCTTTATAGCACTTTAACTTACAAATTTCTAGAGGAGCGAATGTCCAACGAGTAATCATTTCTTCCCAACACTTGCTCTCTAAAACACCTTGAATACCGTGCTCACGCACATTAATTTCACTACGATATTTTTCTACGAAGCTATTATGTATATAGCCACTATCGAACCAAGCGCATGGATAAAATAGTCCTTCGACACTGATGAACGGTATTTGTTCTTTTCGTAAACATGCTTGCCAAGGTTTGCCTGGGCCATACTTATATGCACCGCCATCACGTAGATGATCTCCCATTGGATGACTACGTTTTCTAAGGAAATGGTTTTTCTTAGAATAGGTTTGCAAATTGACAGCATTGTTTACTTCAGGCTCTAGTGCATCAATTCCGTTTTCGTCTAAGTAGTTCTGATCAATACTTCCAACCTTTGTACTGTTAACAACAGTAAAACTATCACAGCCTAAATCTTCTGCTAGTTTTTTAATATCATCTATTTTGTGTTGATTAAAACGAAACACAATAGTACTCCAATGTACAATAGGACGATTTTTACTTGCAACCAGAGTCCGTACACCAGTACAAATGCTTTCAAAGTCATTGTTGACTCTGTACATATTATTGCTGTGTTGATCCCAGCCGTCAACACTAAATGTAACCTTGTCAAATTCTCTAAGTAGTTCACCGAGATCGTGCCACCAACCACTAGACTTGTAGCTACCGTTTGTTGTGATGTGCAAGATCGTGTGAGGATTTGTTGTTTTGATATATTCAACAATCTCTAAAAAGTCTTTAGCATAGATAGGATCACCTTTATCTCCACAGAACAAGATACGTTTTGTTCTAGCAAGTACTTCGGGTGTCCATATCTTTGTGAACTGTTCTAAACTGTAGTCTTGATTTAAACTAGGTTTGATACTGTCAGCAAGTTCTGTTCGTGGACATCGTGGACATTTTAATACACATCGGCTGGAAATTTCGATATGGAATTCTTCCGTACTAAACAACGGAGATGTCAGTGTTGTAGCTGGTGAAGCCATTTTCTTTT